AAAATCTTATTAGCATCATTTCTATCAAAGTTAGGATGTCTAAAGTGCCACTGTTTTTTGCTTTCTGCCTTATCTAAACAATAAAGTAAATCCATCTTAACATCAAAACTTCTAGTAGTTAAAAGTAGCGCATTCATTTCTTGTATATCTAAAAAGTATTCTACATATTTCTTAGTAGCGTTAACACTGTTATAGTTAGTAGCACCACCTCTGAACGTAGGCTTACTTTTTTTATATTTTGCAGTATACCAAGTCATAATAAACTCCTTATACAAATGAACCGTAATTATACTATCTAACTGTTAAAAAGTCAAGTTACGATAAATATATGTGTTCGCTCCGTGAGGGGAGTTTATGCGGCACCCACCGCGTAGGCCTAGAACGCCAACCATTTTAAGGAGAAAACCAAATGGGAAGACCAATTAAACCAAAATATATCGGTAAGTACAATGCCGGTGATGACGCAGGTGCTAACCTTGCTTCAGTAGCAATGACAGCAGGTGGTTCAGGCTACTATGCTGCTAACGTAACAGTAGTATTCTCGGCACCAACTGAAGCTAGCGGTACACAAGCAACTGGTACAGCAATTATCAGTGCTAATGCTGCTCAAGTGATCACAGGTGTAACAATTACTAATGCTGGTAGCGGCTATGCAGGCACAGCAACAGTAACATTCGGTGGACCAAATACTAGTCCAGCGTTTGGTACAGTTACACTAAAAAGTGAAGTAAACCCATCAATTAAATGTTATGCTAACATAGCAGGTAACGGTAGCACAACAACACAATTAGGTGATATACTAAGACAAAAAAGTGGACATCGTTATCTAGTTCAAACATCACAAGGTACAAGTGTTTGTTCATTAGCGGCTTTTGCTAACTCAGCTTTAATATCTACCACAACTGATGGCAAAATGAACATCGCGGCATTTGATTCAGCAGGTGGTACATACTGGGTTAGAAAATTGTTTGATCGCACAGTGACTTTAGTTCCTGTAACAGGTACACAATATGCAGCTAACGTAAAAGTTGCTTGGACTTTGGGTGCTGCTACACTTAATGTAGGAACATCAACAAGCCCAGCTGCAAACGCAACTGTAACATTAGATCATATCTAATAGTAGTAAATTAAAAATAGCACCTACGGGTGCTATTTTTTTGTCTCTAGTAGTTAATAAAACAGATAAATAATAGAAACTGGAAAAATTTAAATGGCTTTAGTTAAGAATTTTAATAGCTCATATACCTTAAACGGCCCACAGGTTACTATCACTGGCAACTTAACTGTGCTAGGTAATAGCGCACAGGTTAACTCTAATGTTACATCTATTACTGATAATTTCATCACTCTAAACGCAGGTGAAACAGGTAACGGTGTAAGCATTATTGGCACAACGTCGGGTGTTCTTATTGATCGTGGTACAGCCGCAGGCGGTAATGTTTCACTACGTTGGAATGAAACAACAAGCCAATGGCAAATTAGTGGTGTAACAGCAGGTAGTCCAGGTGATGGATCGCAGTATAGCACAATAACTACATCAAGCAGTGGATCGACAACAGTATTTGATGATAAAGCACCTGTGTTAGGCGGAAATTTAAATACCAACGGGTATACTTTTTACGCTAACACTAACAGTATTTTCAGCGCAAACGTACAGTTTAACAATGTAAGCACACTGCCAGGGGCAGTAACTAACGCAACAGTATTATATGCCAGCACACCAGGTGGCGGCACAGCAGGTTTATATGTTGTAAATAGTTTAGCTACAAATCAAGAATTAGTTACAAAAACAAGAGCATTAGGCTTCTCGTTATTATTTTAGGAATAAGCAATGGCTATCACAACCAATCTTTTAACCACAACTGCTAGTAACATTTATGTTAGTTCAGGCAACAGCGTAGTAAGCACTATGTATTTTTGTAATACATACAATGCTGCGGTAAACTTTAATGTTTACTTAGTGCCATCAGCTAACGTAGGATTACCGGTAACCATCGCAAATCAAATTTATAGCAATATACAGTTAGCATCAAACGATACCTACGTAGCAGACTGGGAAAAAATATCATTAGCTCCCGGTGACATGATTCGAGCTAATGTTAGTTTAAGCAGTCAACCAAGTGTGTGTTCAGCTGTAGTAAGTTACTTAGGAATATAATAAATGGGACGCATGATTAAAAACGCAGGTCCTAAAACAGCTAGTCATGCCTTTGCTTTGCCGCTTGGTACTAATAGCATTGCTCCAGACTCAGCAGTAGTAGGTCAAACTCGCTGGAATACATTTACTAATAGATTTGAATACTATAACGGTAGTTCTTGGGCTGCAACAGCGCATGAAGGTACAGTTAATATTATTAAAGATAGCTTCAGTGGGAACACTGTAGCTACTCAGTTTACTATGAGTAAATCATATAGCTCAGGCAGTGAAGCAAACGTTCTAGTATTTGTTGGTCAAGTATATCAAAATCCAGGTGTAGCATACACATTTAACGGCACTACTACAGTTACATTTACAGCGGCGCCAGCAACTGGCACCAATAACATTCTTTTATTACATAATTTTTCAAGTACAGCAGCCATCTAACTTTTTCTGATAAATAGTAGAAAGGTTGGAAGAAATAGATGGCAATCAGTCGAATCCCCGGGTATGCGTTAATATCAGCATTAGACAGACAAGGCACAGACCTTTCGTTTGTCAGCACCACTAATAGTGGTCCACTCGGCGCAACTTTACTGTACATGGACTTCGCTGGCTTTACGGTGGGGATAAATGAAGCAAATCCTACCAATTTTGGTCAAAGTTTAGTCGTAAATGGCAATATTTTAATTGAATCAGGCCATTTAATTACCACAGGCAATGCTGTATACAGTTTAGGCAATATAACCAATCAATGGAATACAGTATACGCAAATTCTCTTGCTGGCACCTTAATAACAGCCAATCAACCAAACATCACTAATGTTGGTATACTACAGAATCTAACAATCAGCGGTAACTTAACTGTAGCAAACGTTAATATTGGAAACTTGTTTATTACTGGTAATTTAAACGCCGGTAATAATAGAATCATAAATGTTGCCAATCCCATTGTAGGATCAGATGCTGCAACCAAAGCCTATGTTGATAATGCTCTAGGTACAGAAGTAGTTGGTAATGTAATTTCTCTAGGAACTCCGACTGTTAATAGCGGTAATCTACAAGCTAACGCTGCCTATTTGGGATTTACTACAGGAACCTATGTAACAGATGCTATTGATATTTTAAACTCAGTAGCAGAAAACTTATTTACTAATACCTTTGTTCGTAGTGTTAGTTTCTCAGCAAACGTAACAGCAGGCGGTCAAGGCCAAGATGTGTTACTGACAATGGTACCGCAAGGCAATGTTAACCAATATGTGATCAATTGGGGTGATGGTACAGGTAATACAACTACTAGCTCAACAACTGCTACACATCAATACAATACTAATGCTGGTACACCATTTACAGTTACAGTTACCGCGACTAACACAAATGGCGCAGGACCTAGTAACACTGCTACATTAAGTATTCCGGGATACATACAGATTTATGGTCCTAACCCGGTAATGAGTTTTAACCTATATAGAACTAATACTGGTGGTACTGTTCTTAGTGGTAATAATTTATATGTTATCCAAGGTAATGCTGTTTACTTACAAAATACCACAACAAATACTAATACGTCAACAGTTACATGGTCAGTGCTATGGGGTGATGGCAATTATTCAAACGTAGCTAGCAACTCTAATGCTGGCGGGGTGTTGGGCGGAAACTTATCATATACCTATAATGGTAACAGCGGTACCGGCACAGACACAGTAAACTTGGCATTGTTAACAGACAACATTGCTAACCCAAGTATTATTCCGTTATATACAACACAGGCATTAAAAGTCTATGCCAACGTACCGCCACAGCCATATGGTGTAAGTACACGTTCATTAAGCTATGGTACTAGTGTTGGTGCAACTCCATATCTAGCAGTCAATGCCACAGACAATACAGGTGGTACAACTTTGACAGCTGGAGCAGCTGTAAACCGTGCTACATATAATCAGGGTGTTATCAATGCCAATGCCGGCACAGTCACTAACACATTAACCTATAATGGTAATGCTGGTATATTAAGTGCGCTAATCAACAATGTCTATGCTGGTAATGTAAACTTAGCAACTCCACAGACAACAGGATTAACTGGAAACCTTTGGATTACCACTCTTAGTGATTACAACCTATTCAACCAATCAGGCGCAGCCACTACCTTTGCTAGCTCAATATACTATCCAGGATACAGTTATGGGTTTGAAGCTAATGTCACATCCTCTGGCAGTGTATTGAATGTAGGAGCAAACAGATTTAGGATAACTCATTCAATTACTGGATCAACATCAGCTGTGGATTTTGTAGTTGATAATATTATTACCACTCCTACAGTCACTTGGGGTAATATTTCTATAGCTACACCTGGAACTTATAGATATATTTCAGGTATACCATATTTTAATTCTGGTAGCCCAACGCTAACAGTATCTGGTGTTACAATTGGACCAAATTGGATAGGTCAGGCCTATACTAATATTACAAATCCGCTACAGATGCTATCTGGACAAAACCAAGAAGGTACAGGTAGTTTGGTCATAGCTAACTCAAACTGGACCTATGCTACCTTAAGCAATCCAGCTAATGCTCTAGTCAACGGTAGTAACATACCATACGCTAACAGCGGAGCATATTCACCTTACACAGTGGCCAACTTAACAGTATCAATTACATCAAGCTCTGTGCGCAGTGTGGCTAATCTTTTGATATATGCCACTAACTGTAACGGACAATCAGTGAATCTATATAACATTGGCGCCAATGCTAACATACAAGTTCATACTGCGGCGCAAACGGGGATTAGTGAAATTGCTATATCAGCAAATACATCAGGTAATACTAACCCAGGAGTGCGTAGCACCTACTTCTTGGCAGCAACAACCAATACACCAAGCTATGTAAGTTCTACTAACTTCATGACCACACCTAATGTCTACACAGAAGCTGCTGATCCCGGAGTAGCAGGCACACGAGAAGCAACCATAAGAATTGGCGTATTAAAATTCTCAGCTAACAATTACAGCACAGGCTACTTACCGCCAGGACCTAATCGTAGTGGTGACGGTGCTAATAATCAATACTTTACCATGGGCTATCAACGTAGTGGTATAAGTGGATTTAACTTAAATATAGTAGCACCAGCGGGTGTTGCTGGAGTTTGGGTAGCGGCACCCGGAACATATATAGATCAAACTAGTAGTCTAAATGGTTGGTTAGATGCCACTGTTAACTATGGTGGTAGTGGACGTCCCGGAGCAAACACAGGTAGTGGTGGTAATGGATCAAATGGTTGTGGATCAGGCACACTGATAGCGGCCAACGTAGCACTAAACGGAAACTATACAATTACATTTGGTAATGTAAGTTTAACAACAGCAACAAATAATGTGGCCTTAATAAGAATAGCGTTAGCAAGTGGTCAAACAGTGACTACTTTAGGATTAGCATAAGATGTCAATATCACAAGTACCTGATTCGCAGAAAGTAGACTACCTTTGGAAAAAGATAGGCTTTGGCGCGGCTAAGACTGATATATCAGGCAACGTTGATGCGACCCAAGAGCCGTTTCCAAGTCCCTTACAAATACGTGCTGATAAAATTATGCAGCAGTCTGGGCAGATTCCTAGTATTATTCCTAGCAGTAATACCAGCGTGGTCACGGTCTTTACTTCTAGCTTTCCAATACAGTGTACCAATGACAGTGGAATTACAACACCTACATTAACGTGGGAAACAGGACAGACATTCTGGATTCCGCCTGAGTTTGGTCCTACCTATCAAATCAAAGCATGGATAGCACCTAGTGGTAATGCAGCCAATGTGGCTTCAAAAGGCACACAGATATTTGCCACAGGTTCTGGTAACAATGATGAGTGGTTTTTTGATTATCAGTCAGGAATTTTACAATTCAACGGTAATAACACACCATATAGTGGCGGTAGCCCTATTAGCTTCACTGGTAATAGTGTGTATATCAGTGGTGCTGTGTATTCAGGAACATTTGGGTTACCTGCGGCTGTTAGCATAGGCAATATTACTTTTAGCAACACAACTATTAGCACATCATTTGCTAACGGTAATGTTTATTTGAGCCCAACGGGCACAGGCACAGTTCAGATAACAGGAAATTTAGCATTGGGCATCCCGTCAGGGAATATTTCGACTCGCCCAAGTAATGCGTTAATAGGTTTTACTAGATTTAACACAGACAACAGTCAACTCGAAACATGGAATGGTAATACCTGGATAACTCCGGGGCAAGCAACAATTTCATCGGATATCATCAATCCAGACGGTACAAGTAATGTTTATACATTGAGTTCAAATTCAACCACTACTGGTGTTATGGTTAGCATTAACGGTACGCTACAACAACCATTTACTGCTTATAACATTGTTTCTAATAACGAAATTCAATTTAGCGAAATACCTTTGACTACAGACGTTATCGAAGTTCGTCATCTTAACTTCAATGGTGCCACAGTATCGAGCTATGAGTTAATTAATGGCACAACAGAAGTATTACTTGACACTGCTAATGTTAATATTACTGGTAATGTTTTGCCTACATCAAATGTCGCATATGATTTAGGTAGTCCAACATTACGTTGGCGTACAGGATATTTCTCAGCTAGTACTATTGATTTGGGCGGTAGTACCATTGGTGTAACTAATAATGCCTTTGTGTTTACTTCAAACGGAGTAACACAAACACTATCAGCCAATGGAGTGAGTACAGCTAATACTTTAGTAGGTCCAACTACTACAGTACAGGGTAATCTAGCAGTTGGTGGTAATATTGTTGTTACAGGTAATTTAACTGTACTAGGTACAACTACTTCGGTTAACACTGAGATTATAAATCAAAGTGAAATAGTCACAGGCAACATATCAGCTGGTAATATTACTGTAAATTCAATAATTACAACGTCTACAATACTAGCAGGAACAGTAAATGCTACAACAATTGGTAATAGTGGGGCATTGTTAACTGGTACATTACAAACAGCAAGTCAACCAAATATTACTACGTTAGCCGGACTAACTTCATTTGGTAATGGCGGAAATACTAGTGTAAATGGCAATTTAAATGTATCGGGTAGTATTAACTTTATTGGTAATATAAATCAAATTAATATTACTGGTAATAGTGGCCAATTCTTTGGTAACGTTAATGGTTTTGGGGCACTATACGCAGGTATTGGTACAGGGTATGTGTTTGAGCCGCAAACTATATTACAATTGTCGGCTAATTATAATGGCTACAGTCAACTTAATATACAAAATATTAATTCAGGCAATATTGCAAGTACAGATATAGTAGCTACCGCTGATAATGGTAATGCCCTTGTTGGTTTCATTGACATGGGTATTAATTCGAGTACATATAATCAAGCGGGATATGGACTTACTGGGTTTAATGACGGTTATTTGTATGTCTTAGGAAATGCCGGAGTAAGTAGCGGTAACTTAGTATTAAGCACGTACAATTCTAATGCTGATATTATATTTTCAGTCGGTGGCGGCGATACTGGCAATGAAATCGGACGATTTAACAATGCCACTAAAACATTTAAAGTAACAGGTAATCTTGCTTCAACTGGATATGCTTCACTTGGAGCAGTGTACAGTCCAACTATCGGAAATACCGGAGCAACATTAACTGGTACAATACAAACAGCAAATCAACCAAATATTACTACTATTGGTACATTGGGTAATTTAAATGTAACAGGAAATATTACCGCAGGAAACATCAATGCCGGGGGTGTTAGACAAACCACATCAAGCACAGCACCAACAAACCCAACAGTTGGTGACCAGTGGTATGATACTAGTACAGATATCTTATTCCAATTTGAGTATGATGGTACTAATCATGTTTGGGTTGATATAACTTCTGCTCCGTTAAACACTAATGTGGCAATTATAACAGGGGTGAGTATTTCAGTATCTAGTAATGCTAGTGTCGGGACTTCACTGGCAGTTGGACAAGCGTTAACAGTAAATCAATCTAATGTTGCGACTGCTATTGTTAATGGTGCCGGTGGTGGTTGGGGTAATATAGGCACTGCATCAGTTCCATTCCAAACAGTATTTTCGGTAGCATCTACGGCAGTATACGCTGACTTAGCCGAATTATATGTAGCTGATAATTCCTATATTCCGGGCACTGTGGTGGTATTTGGTGGTAATCAAGAAATTACAATAAGCACAACAGACCATGATTCGGCTGTAGCTGGTGTTATATCAGTTAATCCTGCTTATACTATGAATACAGGTATAGATGGTTTGCCGGTAGCACTTCAAGGACGTGTGCCTTGTCAAGTCCAAGGTCCTATTAATAAAGGCGAGTTGGTGGTAACTAGCAACACTCCAGGTATAGCACAACGATTAGACCAAACAAAATGGCGCCCTGGTTGCGTAATTGGTAAGAGTCTAGAAACAATTAATGATGATACAATCGCAACTATAGAAGTTGTAGTAGGAAGAAATTAATATGGCATTTCCTTCAAGCCCATCAAACGGACAACAAGCACTAGTAAACGGAATTACTTATGTTTACAATAGCACAAAAACGGCTTGGCTACGTGCTAGCACAACAGGTGCTAATTTAACAGCAAGTAGTTTAACAATTACAGCAAATACAAATTCTGTTTCATCTACTTCGGGCGCAATGATTGTCGGTGGCGGTATGGGTATCGGCGGCAACTTATATGTTGCTGGTGCTATATACGGAACTATTCAAGGTACTATTAGTACTTCATCAGTTACTCTTTCGGGCAACCTAACCGCTGCTGGATATGTCAACGGAGCATATTTAACTGGTACATTACAAACAGCAAGTCAACCGTATATCACCACATTAGGTAATATAACAACAGGTAATATAACAACAGGTAATATAACAGCAGCATATACTCAACTAACGTCATTGGGAGTAGGTACTGGAACATTTGGTAACGTAGGTGAAATACGTGCGACTAATGCTATTACGAGTTACTATTCAGATGAACGATTAAAAACTAAACTAGGTGTAATTGAAAATGCTCTAGATAAAGTAGACCAACTAACTGGATTCTACTACGAAGCAAATGATCTGGCACAAGGATTAGGCTACACACGTCAGCGTGAAGTTGGTGTAAGTGCGCAGGCCACACAGGCAGTATTACCTGAAATTGTTAAAACAGCACCGATCAGCGATGAATATTTAACTGTTCAATATGAACGTTTTGCTCCGCTACTAATTGAAGCCATTAAAGAACTACGTCAAGAAGTCAATGAACTTAAACGTCGACTAGGAAACTAGAATGAGCGTAATATTAGGAAATGGAATAGTTACATTTGGTGATGGCACAGTACAAACTACAAAAACACCAGCTAATATCAGTGCCTTTACTAACGACAGTTCATATTTAACATCATCAACAGCCGCATCAACATGGGCAACAATACCTAATGCTATACATTCAGTAACTGGTACAGCAAGTCGTAATGGGGTATTATATTACTATAGCGTAACTGGAACTCAATTAGGTACTGCTGGACCGTGGAATTGTAATTGTAACTGCTAAAGAGAATATTAAAAATGAGCGCAATATTAGGAAATGGAATAATGACATTTGGGGATGGTACTGTACAAACCACAGCGACCCCAGCCAATGTCAGTGCCTTTGCTAACGATAACGGATATCTAACGCCAAGTAATGTAGCAGCAACTTACGCAACAAAAGCACAGTCAGTAGGCAGTTTTACAGGATCTTGGGGATATAGTCTTACACTATATTTGTCTGATATTAATAATAATACTATTTGGGGCGGCGCAGCGAATTGTAACTGCAACTGCTAATTAAACTATGAGCGTAATATTAGGAAATGGAATAGTTACATTTGGTGATGGCACAGTACAAACTACAAAAACACCAGCTAATATCAGTGCCTTTACTAACGACAGCGGGTACACAACATTAACAGCCCAATTACCGACTTATTCAAAAGTAGGTGAAACAGGTAATCATTTTACCTGGGGTGGCAGTGGTATGGCATTGACGTTATACTACTACGATATAAATAATAACCTAATAGGCACCATGGTTGGTAACTGTAATTGTAATTGTTAATTCAAGGAAATAGATATGAAGTTTTATATTAGACCATTTAAAAATGACTTTGTTAATTGCAACATCTCAATAACTACAAACTCAGATGGGTCTTTTCAATTAAATTGGTTTAAAGGAGTTCCATCAAATACTATGGTGGACGGCCGATTAGTAACAACATATAACTATCCAGAATCTCCGGATGTCACTGATACAATTACGCCAGTTAACATTTTAACAGAAAAGAAAACAGGACTGTCATTAAATAACCCGCATCAATTTATTGCCTGCGGACTGTCTGAAGAAACTAATAGATTTTATTTTGTCGACGTACTAAAATACACCTATCAAATCAAAGGATCAACTGGGTTTTTTAATAACGCTACACAGATTCGTCCTATCATGTATGTTCTAGTACCATTTGCGGATAGTCCGGTTGATGATTGGACTTTTGTTGTTGTGGCAAATAATTTAACAGTTAATGGAACGGCCATTACTACAACATTTGATATCGACATCGATAAAACCATAGCAGATGTATGTAATGAAAATCTTCCAGGGATCACTTTAACCAAAACAGATACTACCGTATCGGCACAACTGGTAGATGCTAGCAGTAATCCTATAGCAAAAGCTGGTGTTGATATTTACTTTGAAACAACTGCAGGTTATTTAACCAAAGCTAGAGGTACAACAGACAGCACAGGTCTTGCTACTACACAGGTCATTGGCGCAGAAGAAGGTAAAGTCAAAGCCGGATTTAAATACTTCAGTGGGAAAACTCAGATAACTATATAATATTACACTGGATAATATTATGATAGGATTCAAAAAATGCCCTCACGTAGGGCAAGATCAAAGCCCCAACACGCTAATTATAGAACACAGTATGGACGGAATAAAATACGATCTGACCTTAATAGGTAGTAAAGATTGTGTTGTTTCGCATCGCCGCGAAATGAATATGAATCAACTTGATCACTATAGTGGATTTTTATCACCGGCTGATCTTAATAGAGATACCAGCTCAAACGAACAGATTAATCAGCCACATGCTATTATAGGTATAGGGTTTAGACTACACGAAAAAGTTCGTGTATATGATTTCTTTAGACACACAGTAGACTCTAAATCAACCACAGGGCATGTAGTAGCATCAATGCTGGGCATACAGCAGGGATTTTGCTTTGCTCGTCCATGGCCGGATAGCCCTTTTGAAGATTGGATTGTATTCCTGCCAGCAAAAACTATAGTAATTAATGGGGTTGAACAAGGCGATAATTTTATCGAAACTATTAATGGCAACGGTCTAGATGACATTATTCCAATGTTGCCCAGCATCGCACTTGACTTTAAAGATGACATAGTATACACTCAATTAGTAAATGCCGACGGCACACTTGCTCATAATCCTGGCATCGAAATATACCTAGAAACCACAACAGGTCTATTACAAGAAACAAGACTTATAACAGATGAGCAAGGGCAAGCGCAGACTACTCTCATGTTCAAAGGTAAGGGCAAAGTCAAAGCAGGCTTTAAGTTTTACACAGGTAAGGCGGAGATCCAAGTATGAACGTAGATAATCAACAAATAACAATTCAAAGACATTGGCCAGTAAATATCCTAATGGAAAAGGTCGATATCAGTGATGAAGAAAATCAAGAACTAATTAGAATTGGTGAAGAGCATTCTAAGGAATTTAAACATGTTCCTGATATCCTAGATCCTAATCGCAAAGGCTATAACTTATTAGATGTTGACCATCCTGTTATCGACAAGATGAAGGCATTTATCAAATCACGTACCTTAATGATGATGGAAGCAGAAGGTTTTATCAATCCAGAAAAGTACGACATCGAAGTAGTAAGTGCGGCACGCAGTCATCAACCGGGCGAACGTTCTAAAACACACAACCATCGTGGCTGTGATTATGTAGCAGTTTACTATGCTGATTTAGATGTAGTAAATGATGGCACTGATAATTTTAAAACACCTAAAGGTCGTTTATTGCTAACTGATCCTATTTCACAACGTTCACGAGCATTAAATCATACGCAGAATATAGATGTTATTCCTTATCCTAAGTTCTTTATCATGCACCCGGCATACTTGTATCACCAAAGTGAACCCTATCTAGGCGAAAGAACTCGTTACTTCTTTACTTTTGTTATTAGAATTGCTGAGCCTATACAGCATCCATTCTACAAAAAGATCTAACATGTTACATCAATTATGGCCAACTAATATCTGGACGGAGCATAATTTCCTAACTGATGACATACTTAAGCAGTTTCATCAGGCAATACTTCCGCACATCGACAAGTATAATGGTGTGCCAGAAATATTCAATCAGGAAATAACTATCCCTAACCTGTTTCTAGACCCCGATGACAGCATACAATACTTCAGACAACTTGTTAAAGAAAGAATGTATTACTTTCTACGAGTTGAAGGTTTTATTGACCCAGAAGAACTTGAGATTGAAATTAATGTATTTCCCAGACGCTTTGTCTACGGAGATAGGGCACGCCCGCACACACATCGCGGCATAGACTATGTAGGTGTATTCTACGTAGACCTAGATGTAGTTGACAGCAATGAGGACACATGTGACCGTGACGATGGTAGACTGCTACTAATTGATCCTATAGCACAGCGTTCACGTGGACTTAATCATAATATGTTATTTCAATTAAAACCAGTGCCTAATCTGTTTATCATTCATCCTGCTTATATGTTCCACGAGTCTGAGATGTACAAGGGCACCAAGGATCGTATTCTAGTAGTAATGAATGCCAGAATTAAAGACCGTCAACAGGCCAATAGCTTTATTAAGTTATGATCATAGACAACTTCTTAAGTGACAAAGAATGGAATCTGTGTCTTGAATACTTTAAGGGTAGCTATTGGACGTTTCCACCTTTAAGCGGTGCTACAAATAAAACCTGTGTGTGGCGCATATTTGATCCTACAGTAGAATCTACAGTTGGCGGCATCTTATACGGTCAGCTAGCCCAGTTAGACATAAGACCATTTGCTGTACAACGAGTTGGTATTAATGGTGCTACTACATCTAACGAATCACACTGTCACGTCGACGGGCCACCGGGTAACTATTCACTTATATGGTTTGCTTCAGAGTCATGGGATAAATCCTGGGCAGGGCAACTACAAATATTCAACGATGAATCATGCTGGCAAACTTCTGACACTACTAAGAAACCAGATACTAGTCTCGGCCTAACTGAAATAGAATATATACCTAATAGAGCAGTATTATTTCCAAGTCACTTAGCACACATGCCAGTGACACCTAATATTCGTGCTAAGAATAATTTAAGACTTAGTGTTGGTCTACATCTAACACCCAGTGACAGTTGGAATTATCGTTACATACCTAGGACATAACAGTGGCATTATTTGAAATTACAGGCTATAAATCAGCAACACAAGAATATAAAGATGTCGTCTATGATACATCAAATAATTCTTTTCGTTGGAAAGATGGCGATGTTATTGTAGCACCTAATAACGTTGACGCCAATCTCGTACAATCTGTAATAGAGCAAGGTAAAAGCAATCTTAGCACAGTTAAAATTCAAATGGGTCTTAGCTGTAACTTTGAGTGCGATTATTGTAACCAACGCTTTGTGCCACATTCAGATGAAACTACACCAGATGATGTAGCGGCCTTTGTGGCTAATATGCCTAACTGGTTGCCCGGAACCGGCGAGGGTGTTAAATTTGAGTATTGGGGCGGTGAGCCATTTGTCTATTGGAAAACATTTAAGCCTTTAGCAGAAGCAATTATCAAACAATATCCCAAGGCAGAACACAGTGTAATTACCAATGGTAGCTTGCTGGACTTAGAAAAGATCATGTGGTTGGATCGTCATAGCTTTGGCGTAGGTATAAGTCATGATGGTCCCGGGCAACATGTTCGCGGCCCTGATCCTTTAGCTGATGACGGTAGTAGAATGGCAGTAATAGCCCTGTACAAAATACTAGCACCTAAGCACAAAGTAAGCTTCAACGTTATGATGAACAGCAAGAACACTAGCCGTGAAGCTATTACTGATTACTTTGAAGAGTTTATTCGAACTAACCTTGGTGAAGACTACCTACAATACCTAGTAATAGGTGAAGGCATGTTTGTTGATGCTTATGATGTAGGCGGCCTACAAAATTCCTTGTTAGATGCTGATGACCAAATCAAGTATAGGCACAAAACTTACAACGAAATACGTGACTTAAAAGCAAAACGTTTCTTGGGCATAAGTCAAAAGGTTAGAAAGTTTCTAACATCAGTTGAGTCACAGCGTCGGCTAGAAACTGTGCCACAAAAGTGCGGTATGGATAAGGCTAATAACATTGCTGTGGACCTACATGGTAATGTACTTACTTGCCAAAACGTCAGCGCAGTGGCTAGAAACCCAGCTGGTATACCACATCACATTGGGCATGTTAGTGACTTATCCAAAGTTAGAGTTGACACAGCTACACATTGGAGCGATAGAGCAGAATGTCCTAACTGCCCTATGATACACCTATGTCAAGGTGCTTGTATGTTTTTAACAGGCGACTTATGGGAAGCTACTTGTGATAATGCTTATAGCGATAACGTTGCTATCTTTGCCAACATATTTGAACTAATCACAGGCTATGTTCCCATTTACATCGATGGTCCGCAACGGGCAGATAGACGAGATATATTCTGGTGGGTTAATGGCCGCCCCGAGCAAACAGCTAAGAAGATAATCCCAATAGTACCAGCAATATAATTTCTAAACTCGCATAAATATACTAAACAACACAGATCAAGCTAAGGGGATATGGAACCGCAGGCTGTTAGCGTGTTATAACAATAAATTGCGGAGTGTCCATGTCGGCCTTAACCAGAATATTAAATAATCAAATCTACAATGCTACTATTGTAGCTAGCCAAAAGATTCAGCCAGGATCTATCGTAGGTTCCTTATTTGCTAGTAACGTTACTATACCAGGTGACTTGTTAATTTCAGGTAACTTAAGTGTATTAGGTAGTAGTGCGGTGACTACAGTGGCATCAACTAACACCTATGTTAATGACCCATTAATTGTTTTAAACAATGGTTTTAGCGGTACAAATACATACGATGAAGGTTTTGTATTTAATCGCGGTACATCAACTAACCAAGCATTTATATGGAGCGAAACCTACAAAGAATTCCGTTTAATTGCTACCGCAGAAACAGGCACAACATATGGTAACGTTAATGCTACAGGATTAGCACCATTAAGTATCGGTAGTTTAAACGTTGGTGGGTTTGCCAACGTAGGTGGTATTAATATCACAGGCGCTATTACAGGTGCTAACTTAAATGTTACTGGTAATATCTTATCAAGTACAAGTATCGCACAATTACATACAGGTTCCACAGCAACATTCGGCAACGTAGCCGCAGTTACAGTGGGTAATGTAGGCACACAATTTAATGGTGCTGCAATTAATATATCTGGCAACATATTATCAGCTGGTGCTGTTCATAATAGTCTAACAGTCAATGGTAACCAAAGTATCAATAGTGGTTATTTAAATGTTCAAGGTAATATTTTAGGACAAAGTGCTACATTTAATTCAGCACTAGTTAACGGTAACGGCACATTTACTGGATATCTAAATGTATCTGGAAATATCTTATCAGCTAGTTTAATAACAACAACAATAAATGCCAGCGGTAATGTCCTCTTAGGATTAACTCAGGCTGCAGCTATCAACGCGACTCCGATAGGTAATATTACAACTAGCACAGGTGCGTTTACAACGCTAACATCTAGTGGAATAACCACAGTTACAAACGCTACACAAGCAACAGCATTTGGCACTGGCGCATTTCAGGTAACCGGCGGAGCAAGCATTGGTGGAAATTTATGGGTAGGCGGCAATCTAAATGTCATCGGTAATAGCTTTACTATTAGTGGTAACATTGGTGTATTCTATGGTAATGCTGTAGGTGCTGGTGCCCTATATGCTGGTGTAATAGGATATACTCCACAACCATACACGACTATTCAATCAACTGGTAATGCTAACAACTTCATCCAAATTAACAATCAAAACCTCAATGCTGGATCAAACGCATCCTCAGACTTTGTCGCTACAATGGATACAGGTAATACTACCCAAGGTTACATCGACATGGGTATCAACAGTTCCGGCTTTACCGGCGGCGCTGGTAGCGAATTAAATTATCCAGGTGATGGTTACTTGTATGTATTTGGTAATGCTGTAACAGGAAGTGGTAACTTATTACTATCAACATCGTTAGCCAATGATATAGTATTCTCCCTAAACGGACAAGGAGCATCTAACGAAATTGCTCGTTTTAATTATGCGCAAAATGCGTTATTAATTAAATCAGCAACAGCAAGCACAAACACAACCAGTGGCGCATTACAAGTAATAGGTGGCGCTGGTATAGGTGGTAGATTGTATGTAGGACAAGGCATACAAAATACAGCAATTGGTAATGTAACTCCGAGCACTGCGGTATTTACGTATGCGATTGCTGGCAATATTGAATCTGGATTTATTGGTAACACAGGCACAGCATTTACTGGTGCTAGTTTGAACGTAACAGGTAATATATCAACTGCTCTAATAAACGCAGGACAGATCAATACCACTGGCAACATCTTAGCTACCGCTGGTACATTTAATAGTGTAACTGTTAATGGTAATCAAACAATTAACAGTGGTTACTTAAACGTTCAAGGTAATATCCTAGGACAAACTGGTACACTAAGCACATTAATTCTTAATAGCTCGACAAACTCAACACAATCGACTGGTACTGGTGCTCTACAAGTAACAGGTGGTGCTAGTTTCGGCCAAGACGTATTTGTTCAAGGTAATATTTACGCAGCTAATATTATTGGTACAGGATATCAATACCTAGCTGTACAAGATCCACTATTATATCTACAAGGTAATGTGGTATATCCATACAATTATGATCTAGGCTTCTACAGTCACTTTATTGGTGGCTCTGGTAACACATATCAACACACTGGTATGATTCGTGATAACGCAGACGGCTATTGGAAAATATTCAGTAATGTTCCAGAGCCAGCTGGTGGCCAAGTTGACTTTACTAACGCTATCTATGATGGAGTTAAAGCTGGTAACTTAGTATTAACTAACCCAGTAGCATCAACATCAACTACAACCGGAGCACTACAAGTAGCTGGTGGAGCAGGTATTCAAGGTACCTTGGTAGCAGGACAAATAAACAGTGCTGGTAACGTACTAGGAACATCGGGTACATTCCAATCTTTAACAGTCAATGGTAACGAAATTGTAACTGGTTATTTAGATGTAACAGGCAATGTTTTAACAGCACAATTAAATGCTGGACAGATTAATACAACCGGTAATGTATTAGCAACAGGTGCTATATTTAACAGCGTAACAGTTAATGGCAACCAAACAATTAACAGTGGTTACTTAAATGTACAAGGCAACGTACTTGGACAAACAGCTACATTTAATACCTTAGTTGTTAACGGAAATGAAACAATCAGCGGATATATCAATGCTGCTGGTAATATTTTGACTCCACAATTAAATGCTGGACAAATTAATACTACAGGCAATTTATTAGCAGTTGGTATTGTTGCTGCTACATTAAGTACTAGCGGAAATATCATTGGCGGGTTAGCTGAATTTGCGGCTATCAATGCTACTCCGGTAGGCAATGCGACAGCAAGTACAGGTGCCTTTACAACCTTATCAGCAAGTGCTAGTTTCTATGCCAATGCCACAACATCAAGTAATACATCAACTAGTGGCTCTATTGTTACAGCGGGTGCTATTGGTGCCGCTGGTAATATTACTACTGCTGGTATATTAGGTGTTGTACAAAATGGAGTAAATGCATTCACAAGTATACATACTAGTGTATTAGGATATTTTGCTGGTAATACAAATAATAGTGTACAGGTTGCTGTACAGAATTTTGGTCAAGGAAACATAGCAAGTACAGATTTTGCTCTGTATAATAATATCGGAACTGACACAAATAACTACCTTGATATTGGTATTCTAGGAAGCGGGTATGACGTAAATGGTCAAGGATTTACTGTAGCAAGTCCAGGTGACGGCTATATGTATTCTAATATTGCTAACTTAGTAATTGGTACAGATACTGTAGGAAAAACAATTTCATTCTTTACTGGCGGATATTTAAACACAAATATTCGTGCTAATATTACTGATTCTGGAATAACAGTTAATACAGCTACTACTTCGAATAGTTACTCTTCTGGTGCTTTGGTAGTTAATGGTGGCGTTGGCATAGCTGGGAATTTAGTTATTAAGAGCAATACCAGAATTGCTCTTGGACTAGATCTAAATAATAATTTATATTTAGAAGATGTTGTACAAATTACTGCGGTTTCTAACTCTTCACAAAGAATATCAATACAAAATATCAGTAACGGTAATTTAGCAACTTCTGAATTTGCTGCCATGGCAGATACCGGGTCAGACAGCAATAATCTACATTTAGTAGGTATAACAGGTTCTAATTATCTTAATAATTCAAATGTTCCTATCATTAAACCTATAGATAGTTATAGTCTCGGTATAGGTGGCAATCTGATATTAGCAGCAACTAAAGATGTAGTAATTTCTGCTAATTCATTTACAACTGTGGGTATCAGAGTAAGTGCTAATAACACAAACGTTGGTATACAATATAGTACAGTTGCCACAAGTCCAACAACTGGCGCACTAACAGTTAACGGCGGTGTAGGTATTAACAGCAACTTATGGATAGCTAATGGTGCTGTAATTAATAACAGCCAAACAAGTGACAATTTTACTGTTAAAGGTGCTACAAGCACAGCATTAATTTATGCTAACAGTAACCTCGGTGCTGTAGTAGTTGGTGGTAGTGGACCCGGAGCAAGTGGCGGTAATACTACAATACAACCTGGTGCTACATTTAAAGTTGACTCACATGATTCGATGTTATTACCAGTAGGTACAACAGCACAACGACCAAGTAATAGTGGTAACGTTGATGTACAAGGTATGATGCGTTTTAACAGCACTGTTAATAACGTAGAATTCTTTGATGGCAGTGCTTGGCAAGCAACAGGATCATCATTTACTGTAATTAGTGATAGACAATTTAGTGGCAACACTGGATACGGAAACGTTGACGGCACAAACACGACCTATACAATCCAAGCAAACTCAACAACGTCAAGCACTATTGTAAGCATTAACGGTGTGATGCAGTTCCCAACACTTGCTTATAGTGTAAGCGGTGCAACTTTAACATTTACAGAACCTCCGGCACCTGGTGATGTCATTGACGTTCGTGTATTAGCAACTACTACTGTAGTTTCAACACTTGCTAGCGGTAATGGTTTAAATCAATTTATTGCTGATAATACAGGATCAAGTATATGGACAGGAACATCGGGTACAACTGAGCGTGTATTAGTTGACCCAGTGGGTAACATGAACTTCTTAACAGGAAACAAAGTTACCTACAATCAAACACCTGTTAATATTCCATTAGCAAATACGCCAGTGCAAGTTGATACATGGAGTCAAACTGCTTATACTACTGCTAAGTATTTGATTACATCCAAAGTTGGCACAACCAACTTTGAAACATATGAAGCACACGTGTTAACAGACGGTAACGGTAATGCTTTTGTTAGTGTTTACGGAATAGTAAATAATGGAACTAGTGTAGGTACTATTAGTGCTAATGTAATTAGTGGCAATGTAAACATTTATTATACATCGACAATAGCACAGGCCAACGTTAAAGCGATGGGTACATTTATTGTTTAATAGGTAACCAATGGCAAACATACAGAAAAAATACCGTCAATACTATGCCGGCGAAGAAATTATTACAGAACGTAAGTATGAATTTCAACGCTGGATAAACACAGTTGAGACAGTACCTAGTGCTGTAACTAATAATCAAATATCTAATAGAGCTGTAGTCATTGGCAATGGCCCTAATAGATTAGGATTTGACCTTAACAATCTTAAAAAATCTAGCGGCTTGTTGGGCAGAGATACTGTACAAACTTATGGCTGTAATGCCCTATATAGAGATTTTACTCCTGATTTCTTAATAGCCAGAGGTAGTGGCATAGTTACTGAAATAGCCAGTTCAAGTTATATACAAAATAATATTGTCTATACTAATAATCTACATCTATTAGAATATCCAAATAAGTTCTATCTAATACCGTATGATCCTTATGTAGATGCTGGCACAACAGCGGCATATCTGGCCGCATTTGATGAACATAAAAAAATCTATCTATTAGGATTTGATGGCCACAGTACTGAAACTACTAATTGGAATGTCTATGCTGGTACGCAAGGATATGATCCTAGTGAACTCGATATTGACGATACTAAATGGATTGACAATCGCAAAGCATTATTTGATGCCTATGATGATGTTGATTGGGTCTGGGTTACACCACACGGTAGAAATCTACTCCCAGAAACTTTAAAATATTGTTCGAATCTTAGACAAATTAATTTTAGAGATTTTGTATTAGAGTGCGATCTATAATACTTCTTGTAGTGTCTTAATCTTTTCTATAATAACATCAAAATTGATTGTGCGCCAAACTCCTGGATGTAGGGGTTTTGGATGATCTTCCAAGGCTACCCAGCAATACCCGCGATGTTCTTCATTTAATAACGGAATAAATTCGCCATCTAATGGAATTAAAAAAGTATTATATATAAATTTGCCGTTGTCGCTGGTAAATTTTTCTAAAGGAATGACTTTAATACTGCGGAAATTGTAACCTAGTTCTTCAGTTAATTCTCGACTCAAACTAGATAATAAATGCTCGCCTGGATCGATCTTACCACCCGCCAGACCCCAAGTACCATCATATTTGTCGCCATTGCGTAATAGAAAAAGATAACGTTTAGTTGAAGTACAGTATATAAAAGCGCCTACACCTTCTATATGACCAAGGTCCATAGACCTTCTTTGTACTCGCCTTCCCAACTTTTCGCCCATTGTTGTTGAAACCATTTATATTGAGTGCCTGTGGTTAGATTACTTACATATTGTAGCGTATCATTGGCCTGACTGTCAAATGAAACTACCCAATGACTGCCTGTGTATTGTATAATGTCATTGGCATTGGCTACAATATCAACTCCATCTGTGCCTCGCCATAGCGCAGGACCTGTTCCTGGTGGATTATTAAAACTACCAATTGGATTTAATATTAAGTAGCGTGTTCCACTACTAGGTTGAGTAATTGCTGTAGTGATACTTGACTTAGTAGGGTCAATGATAGCATTAATTGGTTGTAAGGAATTGGTAGGAGTAGTATCGACGTCTACATTAAAAATCAATAGAGTATCGTCTGTTGGATGGTAGGTCACAGTACCAATGACTTCGGTAATACCATCTTCTTGTAGTAGTCTGACCTGACTAACTCCATTATTTAATTCACCGTAGACATTGATTAATTTGCGCCAAATGTCTTGTGTACCTACTTTGACTGGAGTTTGTGCTATACTCTCTCCGTTGATATCTCGTGGGTTTTCTACTTCGCTAGATTTTAACAAGGTTAATGTATTACCTATTAATAGTACTCCATACATCATTGGAGTAAAATACTGTCTAGCTCCTAATAGGTTATCGTCATTTAATATAGCATCACTTAAGTCGCCGTCGCTGTTATGTATATTAGCAATGATCTTTTGTATAACTCCAAGTTTTTTAACTTTGGCAGGTGGGCTTATCCAAACAGGTAATTTAAATGACATAGTAGCAACATCAATTGGATTGTCTGTGCCGATTGGAACAGTACGACTACTCCAGTTAATACTATCAAGTAAAACGTAACTAAGGCTAGTCCAATCAATATAATTATCTGTTGATTGAATTTCCATTGCTGGATTAAACAATACTTGTAACTGTTCTATTAATTGTAATTTTTGTTTAGTGTTGCTAGTCCATATATCTAACTTAAGTTCTAAGGTATAAGGAACAGGCATCAAGCGTTCGATAGTAAAAGCATTGCCTTGACGATTTTCGTATTCTTGTGTTTGTTCGTTGTAGTAGCGTTCACGAATATTCATTGTGCCAACAAATGTAGGATCTTGAATACGTTCTTTATCGTAGGTAACTGCAGAAATATACACAGTCATAGCAGGAACCACTGGTAAGGTATTAGGTGCTGAGTTTTGCGTAATAATAGTAGCAACTTGTCTACTACCATCACCATAGTATACTGGTACACGCTGTAGGGTTTGATTACCATCTCGATCAGCACCAAACTCAACTTGGAAGCCACTGACCATACGAATAAATTGTGCTAAAAAGCGTTCAATTTGCCCATCATAAAAAAATTGTTGACTTGCTACCATTATAAGTTATCCGCTGATGGTCTTAGAGCCTTGCTTAGACCTTGTCTTTCGTTAATCACATGAGTATACACATTATATTGTAATAGGTCACCTACATTGTAGGTATTAGCAACAGTGATACTCAAATTACCGCTAGCATTTGCTAGTGTATTAGTGATTGGTATTTCATTTAATGAAGTTTGTACTCCATAAGTACTCGAATACAATACGTTAGTAATAATAACACCTGATGTAATATTAAACGAACTTGTAAAGGAGTTAGCTCCCGGAGTATAGTTGCTACTGATACGTATAGCGTCCCAAGCAATACTATTGCTCATGAATTTATTAGTATCATTAATAAATCCACTTAATTGTGTGGTGTTAGTTGATCCTGGTGTTAAATTAGTTCTCACAGCGTCCTCTACTTTGACCCAACGAGTGCCATCATAACGGAATAGTCTATTAGGTGTAAAATCTAAACGTAGATAGTACTGACCTAATTTAGGCACTACAGGGAAACTAATACCAGCCGCAACAGTAGCCCCATTAGGTGGCAAACCATCTCCGGTTAAGTATCCTTCTACTTTCTGTGCTGATGTTAAAGTTTGTGCGCTGGCATCATTCTTAACATCACTGGCATCATCTAATACATTGCTAGCATCTAACGCACCGGGGTCAATTGGGTTGCCGTTGGCATCAACAGCTTCAGTGTATATAGCTGAGGTATCATATCCGCTTTCAGGTACATCTTGCTCGGCACGACTAACAACAGCATCATTAATCGCAATATATTTGTTATATGTACTCAAAACTTGACCTAATGTATTATTATTATCGCCACTGTCGGTAGCAGGTAAGTTATTAAGAATATCTTTGTATTCTTGACTGTCTACTAGTGGTTGTAGTTTAACACGCCATAGATGAGGCCACCAAGTTGCGGCAAAACCTTCTGAACTACGACTAGCATCTTGTACAACATAAAAACGTTTGAGCGCAGCAGAAATACCTTCATCTAAAGGATAGTAATCAATTAAATTAGGCAATTCTAATACATCACCTACCATAAGTTTGCGACCTAAAATTTCTACCATGTCTTGGTAGTGGAACGTGGCAAACATAGTATCGCCAGTTAGAAATAGTCCAAACTGTGTAAGATCAAAATCATTATCATTTACACGATAAACACAACGCATAGTATACACTGATGTATCATACTTGCGATCACGGTTTTCTAAGAATAGTAAATCTTGAATACCCGTAATGCCTGTGCTTAGTGGACTAGTATTACCAGGCTCAGTGGCACTAACATTGGGCTGAGCAAGAGGACCTAGATATTTGTGAGTATACACATCAACGCCACCAACGGTAAACATCTCGTGCATAATCTTACTAATATAATTGTCGTCTCTGCCCTTTTCGGGTTTGTATAAACTTAAACGTGGCATTAAAAATTCCTACTGTTTGTATATTTATCGTGATTGACAACTAGCCAAATAGATAGTATAATACAAAAATGGAAAATAAGATACAAACAAGTATGGATTGGTCTACAGTACAGCAACGTATAGAAGCACCTATACGTACTATGAAACGATATAGTCACGAAATGTGGAACATCAGTCATAATATTGGATTAATGGTACAAGATGTAAGTAAAGAAGAAATTAACTGCCGCAGATTGGGTAAGCAAACCAGATTACATAAAGAACTGGTTGACAAAGTCAACGAAGAGATAGCAAACTATGAACGTATGATGACATTTGCTGTTCTACTTGCGGGGTAAAAATGAAACACTCTTGGACACAGCCATCTTATCCGGATGGGAAATATAATAGATTATATCAAGCACAACGCACTATTAATCTACATAATGAACTAATTACATTAGATAAGTTAGAACCTATTACTGATGTTACAGAAGCAAAAAATATTTTAATTAAATACACACTACAAAAATAATGTTAATTATGACTATAGAAGAAGCGTACTCAGCAGTACAATTTTACAATCGTGATCTTTGGAAAGCCCTAGCGCAAATTAACAGTGAATGGGATGACATGGATATATACGATAAGACAGCATACAAAATGGTTAAACGTGAGTTAGAAAAGGAAATGACAAATGGCAATTAAGATTGATGGCGCAAAGAAGAAAGCTAAAGTAACTAAAGATCCTATTTTCTTAGATGAAAAGTACACAGGCACAGAGCCAGTGTGGGATACAGAACGTGCTTTGCTATTTACTGAAGAAGAATTTGATCATACCTTCCGTAAAGCCATGCGTTACTACAATTATTATTACAGTGTAAAAGATCTAAAAAAATATTTTGTAGAATGGTTGCGTAAACATCAAGGTAAAGACAGTGTGTACCATCAATTAGACAAAGAAACCATTGACTACTATGCCAAAACCAAAGATGGCCTAACGCCATTTACTGCCTGCGCTATTATTAAAGCACATACACAAGGTATGCCCTTACGTGATCGTCATGTAGAATACTTGTTAGCTACTGTAAAGAAAGTTATCCGGCTACAAGAAGAATTGGCAGAAGATGAAGAGCCAGTGAAAGCTGATGTAAAGGCACCTAAGATTGACGTAAAGGTACCTACAATACAAGATCGTATGAATGCTATAGCAGACAAGCACCAACTACATTTCTTAGAATTAGAAGATGATTTGTTTAAAGGTAAAACTGTAGATCCAAAAGCATATGAATATTTGTTAGCTAAAAGTGTAGCACCGGCAACACTAGCTAGAATACTAGCACCGTTTGAACGTAGCCGCGCAGAGTTCCTTGCGGCAAAAACTAGCAAGGATGAAGACACAGTTGATGCTTACGCACACCTTAAAACAGCTGACTACAAACGTTTAGAAGCTTTCTATACAGCATTGTTTGATGGTTTCGCTCAATATGGACAGGTTAAACGAGCAACTAAGAAAGCAAGTGTACGTAAACCTCCGCAAAAAGAAAAACTTGTTGCCAAACTTAAATATCTAAAGAATGATACTACACTTAAATTAGTGAGTGTTAGCCCTGTAGACATTATTGGCGCACAGGTATTGTGGGTTTACAATGTTAAAACACGTAAACTTGGTCGTTATGTTGCTGAAGAAATGGGAGGTGCGTTAAATGTTAAAGGCACTACTATTACAGGATACAATGATATCAAAAGCACACAAAAGACTATTCGTAAACCTGAAGTACAACTTAAAGAGTTTATGTCAGCTAGTAAAGTTGAATTGCGCAAGTTTTTAGAAAATATCAAAACTACAGAAGTTAAACTTAACGGACGTATCAACGAAGATACGATCTTACTGAAAGTAGCATAAACAAAATTATCCTGTTGTTGACGATAAATACTTGACAACAGGATAATTTAAATGTCTTTAATACCAGCAAATGTTTCGTCAACTACAGATACCTTAACACCTAATCTTAGTGTTATAACAGACAGTCTTTATAATCCGTCTACGGGCACAGGCGCAGGGCATATTGCGTTTGATGCTAACCTACAAGCACAGTTAACTACCGTATCAAATCTACAAAACGATATTATTGATTATATACGTCTACGTTTAGGTTATGGTATGATTGATGTTGAAGCCGACAAAGAACACTTTGACATGGGTATTAAACAAGCTCTTATCCGTTATCGTCAGCGCAGTTCAAACGCAACAGAAGAAAGTTACGCTTTCTTAGATCTACAACCAGAAACACAAGAATATATCCTACCTAACTATATTATGAACGTTAGACAGATCTTCCGTCGTGGTATTGGATCGGTATCTGGTACAACAGCTAGTCAATTTGAGCCATTCAGCTCTGGTTATCTAAACACTTATATGTTAGTTGCTGGTCGTGTTGGCGGTTTAACAAACTACGAACTGTTTGTTGACTATCAAAAGCTAGCTATGACTATGTTTGGTGGTTACATGAACTTTACATGGAACAAGGTTACTAAGAAACTAACTATTGTTCGTAAAATGCCATTTGGTTATGCTGGTGATACAGGCAATAATTCTGATAGTTTCCAATTTGAAAGTGTATTGCTGTGGGTTGAAAACTATAAACCGGATATTATGTTATTAAATGATCCTATGACATTCCCATGGATCCAAGACTATGCCTATGCTCTAACTATGATGTCAATAGGTCAAGCACGTGCCAAATTTGCTTCTATAGCAGGTCCACAAGGTGGTACTAGCCTTAA